TACCGATTTCACCGTTGTAGATGCCTTCAGGGTTGACGTAGTTAGCAGGTGTACGCCACGCTGCTGCGTCTGTTGCTGAACGGAAGTCATAAGACACGTCTGGGTGGATGAAGCCAACATACGAACCATTGATGGTAGGTACGTTTGCGCCACGAAGTTGTGCTACAACTCTACGAACGTCATTTGCTGCGAGGGTGTCGTCAGCGTTAACGGTTGTACGGCTGGATGGGTCAACTGCTCCACCTGTTGCGTAAACCACGTTGTCGCCTGCTTCAAGCACGTTACGAGCGATGGTGTCAATTGACAAACCAGCGTTGTAACCAACTGCTTGTGCTGCTACTGGGTCTACAGGGAGGAACGAGGTTGCACGAAGTTTTGCTGTCGTTACAGTTGCGTTACCGTATTCGTTGAGAGTGACAGTAACTTGGCTATCGCTCATTGCGACAGGGGTTACGTCTTCTGCTTCGCCAAGAGCAGTGGTTGCTGCTGCAAGGTCTGCGAATACTGTGAACTTAACTGATGCACCTGGGTTGGTTGCGTTTGTGGCTTGGACATCTGCAAACTGGTCAAAGTACATTTCTGGGCGAAGGGCAAAATATGCCAACTTCTCAAATGCCACCTGGTCTGTTTGTAGGTTTGCTGTGCCTGTTTCTGCTGCGTAGTAATCAGCCATTTTAGTTTTTCCTTATTGGATAGAAGTGGTTAAAAAAGGTCTATGCCTTGTGCTTGTGCTTCTTCAAAAATCTTGTAGACCTCTGCTTCAGAGTTGGCTTCACTAATACGCTTGTTCCAAGATGGAGGTGGTGGTGCCGATTCGCTTCCAGCAGCAATTTTATTGGTTTGCTGCCAGCCTCGTTTGTCGGAGTCATCTGTCTGGGGTGTAATTAGTTGTGCTTCTTCGGCAGCCTCACGGATTGCTTCAGGGGTCAAATCACCGTCATAGCCTTTAACAAAGTATTTGAATCGTGGATTACTGGTGTCTATTCCAGCCTTCACGAAAGCAAGTTCTTGCTTGGCTGTGGCGAACTCTGCAACTTGTTTGCGTAGTTCGTTGGCTTCTTTTTCCAACTGTTTCATCCTCGCCCGTACAGGATTCTGTCTGGGTTCGGTATCCATTTGGTCGTCTATCTCTGAATCATAATCTTCATTGAAATCTGACATTGCACTCTCCTTAAGCCCTCACCACATCGGAGGAACGTGGTGGCTGCTAGTTGTTACACCCCATTATTTCGTTACTGATTAGGGGGGCTATCAGTAAGTCTTGCCATCGGCATCGGTATTACTATAACACATATTTTTCTTGTGTGCTACTGACCGATTGTGGTAAGTCCTGTTTGTTGTGATTGGTTTGAGGCAAAGCCTCCACCTGCTTCAAATCCTGCTTGACGGGAACGCTTCCTTCGGGCAATTGCCTGTCGTGCTTCTGCGTTTGTTCCGAAGGTTCCAGCAATTTGTTCTTCTTGACTGATTGCAGTTTCGCCTTGCATACCTGCCTGGAACAAACCTTGTTGTTCTCCTATGGCTGCAAAGCGTTGTTGTGCTGCTTCGGAAGATACGCCCTGTGCTGCTAGTTCTTCTGCTGTAGTAATCCCTAGTTGTATTCCTGCTTGGGCTTGTCCTTGTGCAGATATTTGGGCTGCTTGGATTTGTCTGTTGAATAGTTCTGCGTTCTTGTTGCGCCCGATAATATCTGTGGCTCTGGTTGGGTCCAGAAAGTAGGCAGCCAGGTCTGTGTCGTTGATGCCGTACAAGTTTTGTAACTGTTGTTTTACGCTTGACGGGGCGTTCAGGGCAGCCCTATATCCAGCCTGAATACGATTATCAAATTCAATTGCTGAAACCCTGCCAGCAATCAGTTTGGCTAAATCTTCAGGCTGGTCATAAAAACCAACAGGCAAACCATTAGCAGCCAAACGTGCAACGTATTCTTGTTCAGCCTGAATATACTCGTTAGGTTTGAACGGCTGAAGACCAGCCTTGATGCGACCCTCATTACCAATAAACCTTTGCTTTATGGCGTTCTGAATACCAGTATCAGGACTGGAATCAATGTACTTACCCACAGCATCAACGTCATTCACATCAACAGAAGGGTCAGTTACCAAAGAGTTCAGCAACGGGAAAAGAAAGCCAAGCCCCAAAGAATTCAGCGTAGTTTGTAGTTCAGCAGTGGTGGACATTTATCCAACCTTCCCAAAAAGTTTAGTAACAGTATTGATAATCCCAGAATACTGTTCTTTAGCCTGAGATGTTTTAGCCCAATCAGGCAAACCACGCAAATACTGAGTCCATTCCGTAGCGTTCATCAAACGAGACTCCCCAGATTTAGGGTCTTGATACGTCAACAACTTGCCAAACTTAGTGGCATCCGAAAAGTTGATGGCTGTCTGGTCAATCCCCAAAGTTTGTGCAGCAATAGAACGGTACGACTCAGTAGCATCATCCACCGTACCCGTGTCTAACTGTGCAGCCAAAGCAGGATACAAACTTTTAGCCTGATTACGAAACTGGTCCTTGATTTGTTGAGCCGTGATAGTCCCAGAAATAATAGATTGTGTGTACCCCTCAATAGAAGAATCAGACAGATTCAAACCATACGACCTAGACAAAGCCTTCAAAGAAGCAGCGTCAGTTCCTTGTTGCAATCCAGTAGGGGTGGTCGCAGCAGGAGCAGCCCCACCAACAGCCCCACCAGCCTTAGCCTTAGCCACAACTTTTTCACCAATCTTGTTAGCCAAAGTCGCAGCATCCCAACCAGCCTTCATAAAACCAGCAGACAAAATATTCAAATCAGAATCATCCAAAGAATAACCAGACTTAGCAGCCTGGTCACGAACCATAGTCTTGTTCATTTCCAACTTGTCCAAATAAGAACGGTCATTAGTAGACGTACCTTTTAGATAGTCATACTCCCCAACCTGCAAACCAAGATTCCATTTTGATTTAACAATATTGTTTTTGATGTCTTCAATAGGTTCATCATTTACATAACCATTTTTGATGATGTTTGCAACTTCAGGGTTGGTGTTATAAATGTTCACCAACCAACCGTATTTACCATTGATGTAGTCAATCCACTTTTGACCTTCGGTAAAGGCAACTCTTTTCTGTTTTGCTTTTCTGTTTTGAGCAGCAATTTGTGCTTTAGTTAGTGCCATTGTTATTGTCCTCCACTTAGAGCCTGGTCAATAGCCCCAAAGATATTGTCCATCTTTTGAGTATTCACTTCAGTACCAAAATCTTTTTCAATAGATTGGGTAGCAAAAGTCTGGGCAGAAGGTGGTGTAGTCACAGTTCCACCAGAAGCAACCTTGCGTTGATAAGCCAATTGTTGTGCCTGATAAGACTCAACAAGGTTATTCAAATCTCCCTCACCAAGATTGCGACCTAAAGAATCTTGCGCTGCTTTTTTGAATACGGCTTTCAATTCAGCAGGGTTATTCAATTGGTATGTCGGCAGTGAAGAAGATGACGTAGCCGAAGGAGCAGGGTTTTTGGTTAGCAAAGTAATTTGCTCGTCAATTTTTTTCCCACGCAAAGGCGAAGATGTGTCTTGATTCAAAAGGTTGATACGGCTAAGAGCCTGCTTATAAGCCTTGATTGTTTTAGGGTCTGTTTTGTCACCAAGAACACCAGGAATAAAACCAGGGAAGGCTTTCATCAACTGTTGTTGAATAGAAATAATTTTGTCTGGCGAAAATGAAAGAATTGATTGCCAGTCACCCGTAGAATAAGTATAGGGATTTGTTGGGTCTGCTGCCTTGTATGTAGGGTTTTTGTCTAACCCTTGATAGTTAGGGTCAATACCCCCTGCATAACCTGTGCCTGCGCTTGGGGTGAAAACGTCAGATGCACTTGCCCCAGAACCAGGAACAGTATTCCCCGTAGTTGGGGGCTGAGTCGTAGTTGTAGTAGGTGTATTTCTTGGAGCCATAGTTGTGCTTGTCGGATTAGGTGATGTGGTAGTCACGGGAATTGTAGTTGATGTTGTTGGAGAAACACGAGGACCAAATTCTGATTTAGATGGTACGCCTGACCTTTGACCACCAACAGGTTCGGGAACAGTTGTAGTGGTCGGAGCCAACGTAGTCGTTGGTGCCATAGACGTTGTTGGTGCCATAGTTGTTGTACTACTAGAAGTAGTAGTTGTCTCATCAATACCAGGAATACGACCAACCCCACCAATAGTAGAACGAGTTGTAGGAACAGAAGTAGTTGTTGTAGTCAAAGCCTTAGCCACAGTTGTAGGAGTGACAGTGGTTACTTTGCCCCAATCAATAGATGTTCCAGAATCAACCCGACCAGCAATAGTCAAAACCCTGTTACGAGCAATACCTTCGTCTGATGTACCAGTAGAAAGTTTGAACTTTGCAATAGCAGCATCTAAAACTTTCTTGATACGAACAGGATGACGAGGAACATTAGAAGCAATTTCCTTATTTATAAACATCAAAATATCTGGAGACAATGGAGTTTTGATTGCATCAATACCATACGTATTTTTCAATTCAAGAAACATACGCTTAGAAATAGGAACACCTAACGGCTGAAAATGGTGTGTTTCACCCGTACCAGTTATTTGTTCCAATTGATATTTCTTAGCAACTTTACCTGCCAAAGAAACATTGCCAGTAAAGTCAACAGCGTAACCACCCGTATGCCAACTAGCCCCAGGCACAGCAACGGTCTTGTTAGTTACTCGTTTGTACCATTCATTATCTTCAGGGTTCCATTTGATTTTACCTGATTTAATGTCTTCATACTTTGCAGGGTCGTTTTCATAATCTGGGGCATTAGGAATTTTTTTGTAGTTTGCATAAAATAGGTTACGGACCTGTTCTTCGTCACGACCACCCCCACCTTTGAGAATACCTACGGATGGGTTATCACGAATCAAAGACAAAATGCGTTGAGCAAATAAAGGTTCAAGAGAGGTGAACTCTTGAGTCTTAATCATTTCTGCAATGCTTATTTTTTCACCTTTGAAACCATAAGGAACTTTTGTGGTGTAATCAGAATCTTGAATTATTACAGTCATTTATTGCTCCAACTCTGGTGGTAAAAATTCACTAGACAAAATACGTTCCCATAAACCCTTAAACTCAGGATACTGCGCTACAAGACCTTCACCTTTGTTAGTCAACTTTTGACGCATACCAGCAGAAGCAACAGCATTACGCCAGGCATCATTAGCCATAGCAGGATTCAACACTTTAGCCTGAGCAACAAAATCAGTACGGAAATCCCAATACTCTTTCAACGCTTGACCAGCAGGTAAAGACACAACTTTCGGGTCTTTAACCATACGTTCAATCTGACGCTTCTGATTGACCCATTCAACCTCGTTCAAACCAGCAGTAGCAGAAGGGTTCCACATAGGATAGAACCCTTTAAGTTCATCTGCTTTTTGTTTCATAACACTTTGAAACCCAGGATTGTTTTTTGCTTGCTCAGGAGTCAAACCTAAAGCAACGCCCTGGGCGACAAGATTATCTTTATATGTGTTGTAAACACTCCAAGCAAGATTGTTCAAAGCAATATCTTGTTTTACAGCAGCAGGGCGTGGGCTGCGTTGCCCAAGATTGCGTTGTTGTGTGTAAACACCAGGGGAAAAAACGCCATCTTGAGGACCTAAAAATGCGCCAACCAAAGGATATTTATTTACAAGTCCACCATTAGATTTAGCCCATTCACCAAACTCTTTGGTTGGTTGAAGACCAGGGTAACTTTCAGATGAACCAGCAAGATACACCCAAGCACTAGGTCCGTACTTATTCAAAAACTCTGCAACACCAGCACCGTATGATTTATCTGGGGTGTTCGTCATATTGCGAAGGTCGTTCAACACTTGACCTTGCGTAACATACTCAGGTCCAAGTTTTTCGTAATACTTAGTAATAGAAGCACCAGGACTAAAAATCTTAAACACTGATTTCCAAATCAAAAGCAAGTTAGTTTTTGTTTGTGCTTCTTCAAGAAGACTGGTACGTTCTTCATCAGTAATAGGAACATTTCCTTTTTGTGAAGCCAAGTTTGTCAACACAGCATTTAATGCTGTAGAGCGAATGACATCGTTTTGTTCACTACTAAACAATTGTTGGATATTGTCAATGCCTGGAAGTTTATTTACTCCTGGAATTCCTTTTGCAAGTTGCGTACTTGCAACACCAAATCCTTGTGCCCAAGCAGGAAGAAAATAATCAGCCAAATCTGATTTCATTTTAGGGTCGCCAAACGGAAACAAAGCATTTCTTACAGCAGAAAAAGATTCAGTTGTTGGCAGAATTGAATCCCAAATAATTCCACCAATTCCAAACGCACCAGGAACAGCCTGACCAAGCAAAGTTAGGTTCTTTGTAGGTATAGATTCGTTACCTTCTAGTCCTATCAATTTCATAAATTGACGACTGAACGGAACTGTCACAGCCTGTTTCCCTGTGTCTGGGTCGGTAAACAAAATGTTTTGTCCAGGCATACCACCAGCAAACTCAGGCACAGGAGTATTCTCAAGTGCTTGCTGTGCCAAACCAGCCTTATATAAAACAGTAGGTTGTTGAGCAAGTTGACGGGTCCACACAGCCCACTGTTCTTTCCAAGCGTCAAAGAAACCAAACTGCAAAGAATGACGATAACCAAAATAAGATTTTTTTCTAGAGTCATACAACAATTCAGTCATTTTTTGTTGACCAGCCATTTCACCAAGAAGTTCAACTTGGTTTCTGGTTGCTGTACCAGCAGCATCAGGCAAAGCGTCAACTAATCTTTCTTTCAACCATTTAGGTGCATCAGATTTATCTATTGCATCAACCATTTTTTTGGCTTCAGCAGGGTCCATAATTGGCATCATTTCAATAATGGTTTGCCACTTGTGATACTGCGTGTAAGGGTTACGAGCAAACTTTGCAGAAGCATCACGGTAAATATCAAACCCCTTAGTCATCAATTTACTTCTTTCTTCAGCAACTTTTGTTGCTTCTGTTGCGTGGAAAGGAGCAAACTCTGGTCTATCAGGATTGGTATGCAAATTGTCTGCAACGTGCTGTCTTAGTTCAGGACTTGGTTTATAAACATCCCAAGTATTATCCAAAGAAATAGGAACACCATTTATAGTGCCAGTAGAAACGGCTTCTATAGCATCAAAGTCTTTGACTGTTCGTGTTTCAATATCTAGTATTCTGCTTTGAACCCATTTTTCAACATTGTCAATGTCTGTCCAATCCCAAGACGCATTGCGTTTGCCAGTTGATTTGATAAATTTTTCAAGCAATGGCTGCAAATCGCCATTCAAAAAACGGTCTGCCAATTTTGCTATCTCCGTAGGACCACCCAACATTGCTTCAGCAATAGGTGGATACTCTGGGCTTGCGTTCATTTTTACAATGTCTTGACCTGTCGCATCAATCCATTTGGCTGGTTCATCAGTGGCAGATGCGTGTTGGGTAAGGTTTGAACGCTCATAATGCAAAACACGAGGGTCTGTGCGTTCGTCAGCCATAAGCCCTTCAACATTTTCTGCGACGGTACGATTAGACCCAGGAAGTACAGTATTGATGCGCTGGTTGAACACGTCAATTTGAGATTGTATTTCGGCTTTTGTACCGTACTCGTCTACAATCTTGTCAATGTAGCCCTGGTATTTACCTGCTGTTTTAATGTCTCCTGCTGCCAAAGCAGCAGATACTTTTGCTTGCAAAAAATCAAGTTCGTCAATCAACGGAACCATTTTGGTTATTTCTTTTGCAGTACGTATAGCAACACCGTGAGTTGTGTAATTGACGTGACCAAATGTTCCAAGCATATGCAAAGATTCTGGAGACAAATTGCCTGTAACAGCAACACGCAAAAGTTCATCTGGAACAATTCTTGTAGCCATACGAATAGGTAAAGGTGCACCCAAAGCAAGTGGTTTCAAAACCCTGCCTTGAATTTTATCAAGTTGTTTAATCAACTTAGGACTTAACAATGTTTCAACAACAGCATTACCACGAATGGGCTTAAACGCTTCCCACAAATTAGTTGTCTCACGAATAACTTGCTTCAACATATCAGGATGAAGCATAAGGAACCCTTGATTCAAGCCGTCAATAGTTCTAAAGATTTCTGTTGAACCATCCTCTAACCACGGTGCAGGATAAGACCTTCCAATTGCATCCATAGACCATTTATGAATACCATCAGACCAGCCCGACCATTTGGTAACAGCATCTATCCATTCTTCTGGGGCACCTACTTTACGCAAGGAAGGACCAACCATAGTTCTCATCCATTGGTTTGCCAAATCAAAACGTGCGCCAGCACCTTCTTTAGTTACTGCACGAATAGCCTCAGCAAGCATCAAATGACGGTCAGCAGTAGGTACCTTCATAACAATCATCAGATTGTTCATATCTTTGATAGAAGCCATAGGGTCATCAAAAGCAAAGAATGTAGAACCAGGCATAGTTGCAAACTGTCGTGTCTTGCCTGAAACCTTATTGGCTATCATTGCGCCTGTTTGATTAATCCATTGGCTTTGCATACCAGGAACATTAAAAGTGAAATACATTGGGTCGGCACTCAAAACACCGTCAACCATAACTTTATGGACAGCGTTCAAATCTGGTGTAGCACCAGTTAGACGTGCAGCATCAACAATGTCTTGTATGGCTTGGGCAGCACCAATAGGAATGTTGCCAAGAAACGCATCGTAAAGTTGACCGACATTATCAAATGAAGCAAGTTTAGAAAGAGCAGCCCGACCTGCTCTTGTGTGAGGCATAGCCTGAATAGCCATAGCGTTTATTCGTATACCCCCACTAGGGGTGATTACTATTCCCAGTGCTTCCACAATAGCATCAATCACAGTATTCTTCATACTGGCTAGAATTGGAGGGTAAGAGTCCATTGCTTCCAGCACGTTTCTATTGATAATAGAATCTGCTTCTTGTTGAGCGTATGCTTGAACTTCTGGAGGAAGCACAGTTCCTTTAGGTAAATAACCACCAAAATCAGACAAGTTTTCTACAGGTACGTTTTCTGCACCCCTTATCCAAGAACTTGTAGAAACATCATAAATTGGTTCGTCAACATATGGAATTATTGTTGACAGTCCAACAGATTCACGTTTGGTTTTCCAAGCATCCCGTACAATATCTGCTACTGCATTAGTAAAGATGAGTTTAGTGGTCTGAATGTCAGTACCAAATTCTCTTGACAATGTTCTATACATTTCATCAATTGGCTCTGTAATGGCAGTAACTTTTTCTGATTGAGCAACACCACCATAACCTTCAATTGCCAAACGCTCGGCAGCAAGTTTGGCACCTACAGTTTCAGCAGCAGCACCTTCCAAAAGTTGTGTTGTTCCAGTACGCCCAAGATTCAACCCTTTCATAATTCCCCGAACAGGGTCAAAATACATTGACGGGTCAGTACCTAAATCAAAAGTTAAGTCAACTAAGCCAGACAAAAATTGTGCAGCATACCCATTACGGTCAATCAATCCAGCCTGAATAAAAGGTTCTTGAACTGAACGACCAGCAGACCAAGTTTTTCCTGCAATTTTTGGTAAACCAGCATCGTGTTGCCTACGTGCTTCTTCCATTGTTGGACCTTCAGGGAAAAATCCTGCGCCTAAATCAAGATTTTTATTTGGGTCTAAACCACGTTTGATGATTTGGGTAATGATGTTTCCTTGAATAACTGTTTTGTAATAGTTATCTAAATCTCCACCTTCGGGGTCACGTGCGCCCCATAAATAGTTAGCCCATTGAAGTGGACCTACACCAGGGGTTTGTTGTGTTGACAAAGCAAATTCAATGTTTGAACCAGTAAATTGCGCTGCACCAGTAAGTGCTGTCGTAGCAGTTTTACTTGCAGCCCTAAGACCTGTACCTATTTGTGTTAGGTCTAGTCGCAATGGAATGTTTACTCCACCAGCCTCTACTCCACCAGCAGGACCAACGTGGTCTGGTGTCATCATCCCAATAGTTTTAAACGGCAAAGAAGCAACCCATCCTAAAGGGGAAAGTTCGTCTTTGAACGCCATAAGGTCACGCATAAAACCAGTTGGTTCTGAAGCGTTTATCATTGCAGCGTTTTGTGTTTCCATTGCATTTGTAAGTTTTGCAAACGTAGGGAATTTTTTATCAATCAAACTTTTATGACCAGCAGGGAATTTAGGGTCAGCAATGACTGGTCCTTCTTCATTGTCTACGTTTCCACCTCTGACTAATTCACCTTTTTTATTTACTAAAACCATTGTTGGTCTGAACTTTTCAGTCAATGCAGCATACTGTTCAGGTTTTTGCATATAAAACTTAATAAGTTGAGGCTCAGTAAGATTCAATAAATCATCAGGTGTTTTGATTTCTGGAATAGACAGATTTCTCCAGTTGACACCTTGCTCGTTTGTAGGGTCTACAACTTCCCACCATTTAGGTTTATGCCCAGGCATAACCATAAAATCTTCTGGTTTCATTTTGAGAATATCAAGCAATGTTTTGCCTTCGGTGCCGTCACGATGAACTCGGTAACTACCGTGGCTTCCACCAGCAGGAGAAGGAACAACAGTTTGCTTAGACACCAACGGACTTACAGTTACGTTAGATGGAGGTCTATCTTCCTGCACCATCTCACGCATATATTGTTGTCGTGCTGCTTTATGGATTTCAGCCATATCAACAGGGGTAGGTGACAAACCAACTATTGCTGTGATTTCAGGGTTTGTGTATTCAGAACCAGCAACAGCCTGTGCAAGACGTTCAGCATTTTCAGCACTCAAAGTAATACCGTTCATCTCACGGTTTTTCTTTACCTCTTGCGTGTAAATATACTCTTGTTCAATTTGGTCTTGACTTTTTCTCATTAAAGTGGTTGATTTTCTAACTCAAGAATCAACTGAAACAAAGCAGAATTGGGATGACGAGAATACAAACTACGCACTTGGTCAATTATATACTGACGTGAACCACCAAGAACTTCTTGTGGCATTGGTTGTGTTGGTTGTCTTGAAGGACCAAACACATCAGCATTAGGACCAGGACCAAAATTCATACCAGCAGTAGTTGGTTCATTAGGGCGTTGAGTCGGTCCAGCCAAATCTGCTACTTGACCAGGCACAGGAACAATGTCTGTTGGGGCAGCACCAGAAGGAACAGCCTGTTGTGACTGCGCTTGTTGCGTAGCCTGCCCGTATGTTTGCCCAGTAAATTTTGCTTGTTGCATAGGATTTCTAAGGTCTGAACGATTTGGGTAGTCAGTAGCCACTATGCCCCTCCAAGACTGTTAGCCAAACTTAAAACTCCACCAGGGGATTGAGGTAACGCTGATGCTGCTGCGCCTCCACCACCAAGTTGTCCAAGAAGCGACTCTAAAGAAGGAGGACCAGAAGGACCAGCAACAGGTTGTTCCATACCCATACCAGGTGCAGACAAACCAGGCATAGTTTCAGGTGCGCCCTGTGGAGCCATAGCAGCCTGCCGTTCCTGCGCTCGTTTCTGTGCAGCCATAATTGCTTCAGGCAAACTCATCTTGTTTGATTGTACTTGTTCAGCAACATAAGCCAAATCATCTGGTTGATACGGACCATTAGGGTCTGCTGCTTGTGCTTGAATAGAAGACAACAACGCTGCTTCAATACCTTCAGCAACGATACGGTCACGTTCCAACTCTGGGTCAGAGATAAGTGGGTCAGCCTCACGAGCAGATTCTTTAGACATAAGCCCTGTACCAAGACGTTGACCCAAACCAACAATCAAGTTGTTTACATCTGAACCAGCAGCCGAGTATGAGACATAATGGAAATCTGTTTCCCACATTTTATTTGGCGTGTAATCCTTGACACCCCCACCCATACCAGGAATAAAGAACGACTTAGAACTGTTACCCCAATATGTTTTTTCAATGGCAATAGCAATTTTGTCTTCTTGAACCATTGATGAAGCAAAAATGTCTTGGGCTTCTTGAACACGGAAGTCAACTGTTGCTGCCAATACCGAATCGCCACGGCGACCAGTACGGATGTTTGTGCCTGATTCGCCACCGAACTCGGCAGGGATAGCACCTTCAAGGCGTTCTTGGCGTTCCAAACGGTCAAGAGCCACATCAGTCTTATAACCAGGGTTTGTTTGCAACTGCTGAATGTCGCCACCTTTGACAACACCAAGTTGCCCTGTTTTACCGTCAGCAATTTGAATGATTTCAGGGTTGTCACCCTGTCGTGCTACAAGGTATTCATCAGGGAAAATGCCACGCTCAATAGCAATCTCTGTCAAAGCCTGCAACCTGGCACGTGTGTAGTACATACCAAGCAAACCATCAAACTGTCCGTGTGGCTTATCAAGAGTGATGCGTTGAGGGACAACAACTAACGGCATACCTGTTTTGTTGATGACACGTTCTAGTTCTACTGCTGGCGCACCCATAGAATAGGCACCAGTCATAGGGTCAATAGTTTTTTCTGCACCCAAAACAACCGTCACAACTTCGTTATCACAGACGTATTCAAGGATTTTGAACATTGTGTCCCACGATGGGCTGCCCACACGAAGAACACCGTTGATTACGTCACCATAGTTTTGTGTTAACCAACGATATGTACGACCATATGTGAAGATGCAGTTATCTGGTACAGGATTGTCAATGTCTACAGATGGTGCAGGGAAGGTATCAAGTGGGTTGCGTAACTGCCATTCAGGGATGCGCTTATCAAAGTTAGGTTTGATGAAAACTGGAGAGTTGCTGTATGCAAGAAGATGCCTAGCCCTACGGCGCATCTTCATATTCATACGGTTGTCATCCCAGATAGCAAGCATTGCTCGTTTACGGTCACGAGCCAATCTCATACTTCTATCTTGTCCTTCACGCAAAGCAGGGAAATACGGGGATGGCATAGTGGAAGAAACACGCATACTCATCTGGTCTAAGCCCTGCACAAGCAGGTTTGCTACTGAAGAACGGGTGTTACGGTCTAATTCGTTTAGGGGAACAATGACATCGCCATTCGCCAATTGACGGACTTCACGCATTTGGTTGAGGATTGGACCTTGTGCATCAAGTCGTTCTTTATATAGAGCAACAATTTCTTCAACAGATTTCATTTACAACCTTTAGTTGGACTTAGACAATTCAACAATAACACAGACTAACGATTTAAAAGCCAAGATGGTCGCCACTGACGGGGAGGAGCCTTTGCTTGTGTGAGGTTCGGCAGGTTCAATAATGCCATCCATAACGCCATAACGATGTCTGTACCGTTCTTTTTGTCACGGGTCCACTTTGTTAGTTCATCCATAGCAGCAAGAGTTTTCCAGTTGCCCTTCATAGAAGGAAGACGTAAAGCACCAGACCTGATAACAGGGGGCAGCAAAGCCTCCACACCCAATGTTTCATCTAGTTTATTTCGGCTGGTGGTATGGGGAATGACGTTGACACGGTGCAATTGTTGCCATCTACGGACAAAATCGTGTGCCAAAAGGAACCGTTGAGCAGCGTTGATTTCTACAACCCAATGGGAAATGGGGTAGCCCATATCGTATGAACGGTTTTGTAGGTCATCCATCAAACCACTATAGGTAGAGGTGGCTGTGTCGTATCCAAGCACTTCTTCGGCTGTCAGTTTGACTCGTTCAATATCTACAACGTGGTACAGATTGGTGTTTGGCTGGTAAATAATCCATACGAACGCCCAGAACATAGTTGGGGATGGGTCTACAGCCACGATAGATACCCATGGGTGCGCTAACCCCTCTGGAATGTAGCCAGGTTGACGGTCATTATCTATACAACCCATATAGTCCACCCCATCCAAACCTTTACCCCCAGTAATCCACGTTCTGTCCACAAGCCTGGAATCCAAATCCAAGTCTTCTTGTTGATAAACAACTTTGAATACGTCTGGTTTGTTGTATCGGATAAACGATAGGTCTTTCCACGGTAAACGCTTCGGGTCTAAAAGGGGACCATCAGGATAAGGCAAGGATTTGAACGAACGAGATTCTTTACCTGTGTCTAGTTCTTCATAGTACGCCCTATAAATAATATGTCGGTACTTTTTCTGGCGTATAGGTTGCCCATTATCTACATCTTCAGGGGTTTCCACGTTAGAACCGTCATACGCCATATCTTCTTCAATGTCATACGTTTCTTTGGCGAGGCAATGGGC